CCTAATAATGATGATGAAATTGATATTCAAGGGGATGAGAAATTGATAAATAGAGATTTGTATTATCGGAGAAAATTATCAGACAGCAAATACAAACTCGATACGGCAACCGCTGCTGGTAGAATAAAGCAGGCGAAAAAAGAGGAGAAAGCCGCTCGAGAACATAAGAAGAAACAATTTTTTGTGAATTTAGCAATTAATCAAGGAACCTATCTTAATGGAAAGAGGCGAAATAAAATCGAGAAACAAGATGATGAAACAAGTAGTTCTTTTGACTATATTAGTTTCTTTAAAATGATGTACTCTAGTAGTACAGATCGTTTCAAAGATTTGAAATTGCCTTCTTTCGGTAGTACTTTTTCAGATATGTATGGCACTAGTGTCAAATTTTATTACGATCAAATCGAAAAAGTAATGCCCTGGTACGCAAGATGGTACAATGCAGGTAGGAGATATTGGAATTTAAACCAAGACTCCTATCTAAATCGTTATCTTAATACCAGAGATTATTCCTTATTAATGTTAAAAGCAGTCCTTGATATGCAAAAGAAATGGTTCAAAATTGAAACAAATGCTGCACTAGTTGAAATGTATGTTGGGTTCTATTATTTATTGAAAGAACAACGTACGGTTAAAGGTGTATTATTGAGTTTCCATTCTTTTTTACAAAGAACCATATTCCCACGAGGACTTTCACAGCAAATTTATGAAATTATAATGTCTAAACCTGATTATGCTTTTGAAGAACCGAGATTTGCAGGCACGCATTATCCAGAAGAATTTTTGGGTAATACAGTTGTTTATGATTCTTGGGAATTTGATAGCTTGCCAATTCAGAATCAGGGATTCCCTTCTATGTCATGGAAAAACACTTATGAATATATACGTGATTGTTATTTTGGAATGAAATCGCGTGCTAGTTGTGAACTAGTTTCACAGATTCAAGAAGTACTAGTTGCTTTAATAAAATTCGAATTCATTAAAAGTGTGAAGTGTAAAGAAATCATAGAAGAAATCAAAGGCATTAAAATTAGTAAATTAAAAATTTCGACTTCTTCTGCAGCAGTCCTTTTAATTGATACTGTGTTTATGGTAGTTGATAAGATTTGGTCAGCGATTTCCGAGGGAAATTATAAACTACTATTTTCTACAACCAGTGCTACATTACAATTAGAAGAAGATTATGCTGATGCTATGGCCGCCTATAGAGCTTATTGTGAAGACAAAATGGAGGAGATGAACTTAACCACTTATGATGTGGAAATCAAACTTGACAATGTCCTTGTGGCACTATCTAATCAATTAAAAGTTTGTACTGGTCATGACAGAAATTATTTCTCAATTAAATACCAGAAAGTTTATTCTACCTTAGCTGATTACCAGAGAGAGTTGTGCAGTGCTACTATACGTGAAAGACCTTTTGGAATTTTATTATATGGTGACACTGGTGTTGGTAAGTCTTCTGCAACGAGCTATCTTTTAAAAGCACTATATAGTGCACTTGGCCTAAAGTATACAGAAGAGTCCGTTGTTTCTTTGAATGCTGCTGATAAATATCAATCCGAATATAAAGCTCGTCATACTGCAATAGTCCTTGATGATATTGCTAATACTGCTCCTAACTTCTGTAGCGGAACAAGTCCTTTACAAATAATCGTTGATACAATTAATAATCAACCTAAGTTTGCACTTAAACCTGATGTAGAATCAAAGGGTAAGGTAGCATTCCGACCTAAATTTGTAATAGGTACAACTAACGCAAAGAATTTAATGGCTCCCATATATTCCACTAACCCTGCGTCTATATTATCGCGTTTTGAATATATTATTACAGTTGAAGTGTTGCCTAATTATAGAATGGCAAATTCAACACGATTAGACCAAGCGAAAGTAGGTACGGAAATGGAGTTCCAGAGGTTTGAAGTACAGCAATGTGTCCAAATAGAAAATGGAAGTAGTGAACAATTTGTACCAGTGTATCATAACGGCAAATTAATGAAAAATATAGCTCTAGGTGAATTGTTAGTGTTTTTGACTGAGAAGTCAAAGATATTTTCGGAACAACAGAAGCAATTAGTTACGAGAACGAGGAAAATTGTTACTGATGAGATGTGTGAGCATAGCGTGTTTAAAAATATTTGTCCGCATTGTAAAGAACCCGAATCTATGGAAGTGGAGATTGAAGCTGAAGGAGAGGAAACAGGGTTGCTTGATATTGGATACACAATGATGCGAATAATAAACCGATTACCATTTGCGTTCATATGGCATTGCGTGAAATTGGATAGGCAATTGCGAGAGTATAAGTCCAGAGGGTTGGTGAGGTTCTTTTTTACCCACCCCCACTGGTTCTTTGTGCTCTTGTTGTCGCCCGTTCTTTTTGCGCATTTTTATATAGCCAATTTCTATGCATATATTGGAGAGTTAATCTGGATATTATTTTGTTGGTTCGTATACTTTACTTTTACTTGTATGAGTAGAGTTGTCAATTATTATACGATGGTCGCATCCGACTACCGACAATTGAAACGAAAGATTAATGCTAATGTGTGCAAATATATGAATTATAAATGGTATATCATGAGTGGAGTTATTGTTCTTCTCTATCTAAATAAGGATAGAATTTGTAAATGGTTAGGATTAGTTGCAGCTGATCAGGGTCAAACCCAATCCAGGGAAGATCCACGGGAACCTATTTTCCAAAGACCTGTTGAACATCGTTCGAACGTTATGTCGCACGATAGATCAGAAAACTTTGTAGCATATGATAACCCGAATATTAGTTTTGCTGCTCCTGATAGTATCTATTATGAATCAAGAACAAAAGGATTAGAAGTGCCGAATATGTGGAAGAAACCAGTAGTGGAAGCCCCACTCTTTAATGATAAGACTATGACATTCGAGAGAGTAGAAAATAGAACTCGTAGATGTATAGCAATGATAAAATATTATTCCGCAGATCGTCAGACTATGAATACTTCTAATGCCTTTTATATCCACCATTGTTGTTGGTTAGTTCCCTACCACATTGTATCGAGGGATTACGCAGAAATAGACTTTATCTATTCGCCTCTAGACCGTCCAGGAGGTAATTTTAGGACGAAGATTGGTACTAGTTCTTACGTGCGCATAGGCAAGAGTGATAATGCTCTATTATATCTACCACAATCTACACCAAGACATAATAATCTTGATCTATTTCTTTCTAAAGAACCCTCATCACGGTTCGAAGGAAAGATGTTGTATCGCAATAGTGATGCTGAGATAATGGGTGATTTATCCATATTTGAAGCTTATAAATTCACTCAGAGTGCTGGTAGTATTGATTATGAAAGAAATGCGCCTTGTAGATCTTACCAATGGACTTACCCCACATTTAAGGGATTATGTGGAGGTATTGTTATAGGAAATAGTAGACATCCCTTCGTATATGGAATGCACATAGCTGGAATAGCAGGGAAGAAATTTGCAATTGCACAATTTGTGACGCGTGAACAATTAGTTGAAGCGATGGAGAAGTTCAAACAAGTACCGCACTTTTTTGATGTGTGTTCTCAAGGGCGATTAGTACTAGATGTGCCGGATAAGAAAGTATTTCTCAAAGGAGAAAGAGAAATAAGTAGAGAATCACCGACACTATTTATGGAAAATGATGCCCAACTTAATTATTATGGTCCACATTCTGGGCCTAAAAGAACATTCAGATCAGGTGTGAAACGTACTTTTATATCACAAGCAGTGGAAGAAGTTTTCGGTATTGTCCCTACACACGGACCTCCAAGAAATTTAAATAATTGGCGTCCTTGGCAAGCTGAACTTTCTCTACTTACGCATTTGAAATCACTCAACCCTGACATCTTAAATACAGCTATTACGGATTTTAAAATTGCTAATGATGAATTTTGTTCTAAAAGGAAAAATATTTGCGCGCAGATGCATAAAATTGATAATGATGTGAACTTAGCAGGTTTGGATTCTATATCTGGTTTTGAAGCTATTAATTTAAATGCTTCATCCGGTTGGCCTTATTGTAGGCCTAAATCAGAATTCATTATCCCAAGTTCTCGCGTTGTGAAAGGAATATCTCGACCGTTGGATGCACCTGACTGGTTATGGTCAGAAGTGGATGCAATGGAAGAAGTATTGCTTAACGAGGAGAGAGTTCATTTAATACATCGT